CTGTACCAGAAGTTTCTAAAGAGAGGATCGTTAACTTCCTTGACACTGCTTGCAAAGAACGAATTGAACCATTCATCGAAAGGTCATATCAAGAACTAGCAGATTACGTCGGTGCCTATGAACAGAAGATGTTCATGAAGCGAGAGAACATCGCTAACAAGGGCATCTGGACTGCTAAGAAACGATACATCCTTAATGTCTGGGACAGCGAGGGTGTTCGCTATGAGAAACCCAAACTCAAGATCATGGGTCTGGAGGCAGTCAAGTCTTCTACTCCTGCTGCATGTCGCACTGCCATTAGGGATTGTATGACTGTGATCATGAATAAAGATGAGGAGCAGGCACAAAAGTTTATTGCAGATTTCAAAGATGAATTTACATCGTTGCCGATCGAAGATATTTCATTCCCCAGAGGTTGTAATAATCTAAATAAATGGTCTAATCCTGCAACAATCTACAGTAAAGGCACTCCTATTCATGTGCGTGGTGCATTGTTGTATAATTTCCATAATAAGAAAAATAAACTAACACATAAGTATCCCTTGATTCAAGATGGAGAGAAGATTAAGTTTGTTTATTTGAAGACCCCTAATAGAATTAACGAGAATGTGATCAGTTATCTGGGCACATTCCCGAAAGAGCTTGGTCTTGACAAACAGGTAGATTATGATTTACAATTCTCAAAGAGTTTCCTTGAACCTATCAAAGTTATTATGGATACGATTGGATGGCAAGCAGAAAAAGTAGCATCACTGGAGTTTCTATTCGGATGAAGAAAACAAGATTCGTAGTATCTTATCAAAGTGCATTTGGTTTTTCTCCAAGGGAGGAGAAAACCTTTGATGAAGAATCTGAAGCAAAATGGTTTGAACGTGCCATGAAACGTTCTAATTACATCACATCATTATTGGAGGTTAAAGAGTGAATTTTTTACAGGATGTAGCAAAGGAGATTGGTAATGAGTATGCAGGACTTGTCAGCGATGGTGTCGCAGCAGGAGACACTGGTGGTTTCATTGACACTGGTAGTTACATTTTCAATGCTTTGGTTAGCGGTTCAATCTACGGAGGTGTCCCCTCCAACAAGATCACTGCTATCGCTGGTGAGTCTTCTACTGGCAAGACTTTCTTTTGCCTTGGGATTGTCCAGCATTTTCTTGACAGCAATCCCGACGCTGGGGTGATTTACTTTGAGTCTGAGTCTGCTATCTCGAAGCAGATGATTGAAGATCGTGGCATTGCATCAGATCGTATGATGATCGTGCCTGTTGCCACTATTGAGCAGTTCCGAACTCAGTCCTGCCGTATCCTCGATAAGTACATGGAGCAGGATGCTGCTGACCGTAAACCTCTGATGTTTGTTCTGGACTCTCTGGGTATGCTCTCCACTGAAAAGGAGATTGCAGATGTTGCTGCTGACAAGCAGGTTCGTGACATGACCAAGAGTCAACTCATCAAAGGTGCGTTCCGTGTGCTCACTCTGAAACTTGGAAAGGCAAACGTGCCTATGCTGGTTACCAACCATACCTATGATGTCATCGGTGCTTACATGCCGACGAAAGAAATGGGTG